TCTGTGACATAATTTTTTTTAATTTTGTTAAACTTTAATTGGCTTTAGTTGGGACATGAACTCTGCGTCTCGTTTTGCTGTCTGTTGAGGTGCAAGTGGCTTAACGCTACCAATACTATCCTTAAATATCTCTTGGAATCGAGATACCAAGATGCTAGCCTGTTCATTATCCGCTTTGTTAAGGTCAACGTCTACTCCCTTTGCAAATGCTTCAAAAGACTTGCGTAGGTCTTGACGAATTCCCTTCTTGGCAATTGTCATAATATTATCGAACTTTTCTTCCTTGGCCTGCTTATCTTTATAAGCCTTTAGTTCCTTGATTTGCTCTTGCAATTCATCGGGAATCTCATACGTGTTCTCTTTTACAGACTTCTTGCCAATTTTTTTGTTCAACTCGGCAATCTGACGTTTGTATTCGTTTTCTTTGTCTTCAAAAGCTTTCTGCTTTGATTCTGCACTTTTTGATGTGGCATTGAAAGCTGTATCAAGATTGAACTTTAAATCAGCAATCATAGCTTCGTCATCAACAGATGCGTCTGAATATTTCTGAGCGAAAAAATCGGAAAACTTCTCTTTAAATTCGTCAGTAAGTGTCTCACTCGTGTACGTTTTCTCCGTACAATAATCGTTTGCTTTCTGCAAAACTTCTTCTTTTGTCATAGTTTTCTCCTATTTTTAATAATGTGTCAAACAAAAAAGTTGCTACAAACTTAATTATTAGAACATTTTAGCAAAAACAAAGTGATGAAAAGTTAGTTCCTAAATGCAACAATTCTATGAACTTACCATTATGTAGACGTTAACACATTGTAACAATGTGTATTTTTGCATGAGAAAATAAATTATATGGGTAAAAAAAGAAACGACATAGTATTATCTCCGCTTGAGGACGGAAATCAGAAGTATGCAATCCGTTCAAATGCAGATATTGTATGTTTTACGGGTGGTACAGGCGGAGGAAAAAGCTTCGCTCTTTACTATTCGCCCATAGAATACCTTGCAATGAACGATAATGCAAAGGTCGTATGCTTTATGCGTAACGTGAGTGACTTTTGGGCAAGCGGAAAAGTAGCAGATTCTCTCAAGAAAATGTACCCGTTGATAGATAGAAGTGTCAAGAAGCAGCCACATGACCCTATAGGCGAAATAATACGTAAACAGGAAGATATGGGTATGAAGCTGTATAATGGCTCTGAAATCAAATTCCAACAGCTTGACAACGAATCACCGACTGTAATCGACAAAATTGCAAAGGGTCTACAAGCTAAGAAACTCATATTCGACGAGTGTAACAAATTTGAATGGCGAACTATAACGTCATTCTTCCCTCGTTTGCGTTCGGATAGCGAAGGTAAGGCTCAGATATATCTTGCACAAAATCCTGAGCGAGAGTGCTTCTTGCGCAAGCTTTGCGGAAAAGGTGAGCATGGAGGCGGATGGATTAATGACGATGGGACAATAGATAAGTCAATGGATGGTGTCGTTATGTACTTCAATATGCAAGACGGAGATATTAATAAGACTTATTGGGGACGAACAAAGAGAGAGGTATATGAAAAGTGTAAAGACCATATAGATTCTCTGCTTGCTCAAGACCCAGATATGACATACGAGGACTTTATTCTTTCAATGGTATTCTTTACGTTTAGTGTACGAGACAACAAGAAGATGCTTGCGAAGAACAAAGGTTATCGTGGACTTGCGGCAAATTCTGCGACAGCAGCTTCTGCGTATGCGGAAAATTGGAACTACTCAATTACAGACGAAGAACAAGACGATGAGGATTCCTATAACTCTCAAGTTACGGAAATTGATGTTAAAAGAATGTTCGCCCCTGTTGAGATTCCTAGAGATAGTGTAATAGAGAAAAGATTCATGACAATGGATATGGCTACGACTGGATTCGACAATCTTGTCTTTAAGTATTGGGAGAAATGGTCGAAATATGGATTTGTTTGCAGAGATATAAAATATTCCACTTTCAACAATAATAGAGATGCTGTAATTATGGCTATCCAATTCAGAGATAAGCATTCTCTAAAAGAAAGCGATATGATAATCGATGTGCAAGGATTCGGTTTCCTTAGAGAGTGTTTCCCTAATTCTAGGCAGTTCAGTGGAGCAGAGCAAGCATCTAACCGTGGGAAATCTCAGTTCAAGACTAGAAAAGATGAAGCTGGACATATCACGATGCAGATGATGAAGGCTGGACTTATCCATTATGACCCAAGTCTCGCTAATATGCATTACAATCATCAGAACATGAAGCGCCAAGGCGGAACAACGATTCTTAAACACATGATTTTTGAGAGCAGAATCTTCCAGTTCAATAGGACACCAAATGGTAGAATCACAATGATAAGCAAGGAGTTAATGAAGAATTTCTTAAAAGGAATGTCGCCCGACTTATTCGATAACGTATTGCTTATGTGCGGAAGTATGATATATGACTGCCATAGAATGCTGCGAGATGATACAGGAATTATGAGAAAGAATTTAGAGGCGAGTGATATGCTATCTCTGCTTGGAGTCGACGAAAACAACGAAATTGATTCAAGAATAGAGAAGCCAAAAATAAAAATAAATAACGATTGGATATTACAAACACTAAGCTCGATATGAATAGACAGAAAGATATACGATGGTTCTTAGAAGAACCTACGAGGCTTATGCAGATGAAGCCATTTACACGAGGAGGAAGTAAAATTCCACATGGTTACGAGAACTCAAAATATTGGATTTGTAACAACTCTACTATGGAGACAGGATTCGCAAATCTAAAGCTGCATCCAGTTTCTCAAGACTTGTATATAACTGAGTATCGTCCAGACTTACACCATATTATATTAAATAAGGCAATACCTCACATTAAGATTCTAATTGATGGAAATGAGCTACCAACTAATATGCTTGAAGTTACGCAAACTGCATCTTTCCAAAAGTTGATTCACTCTGCTCATGTGAGAAACCTTACAGCAAATCCTCTTGATTTTAGCTTGTTCAATAAGAAGCCAGATGACAAGGAGAGAGAGATGTTCGACCAAATTAAGCAAGAGTGGTTGTGGAGAAACTGCGAATGGAACAAGTATATGGCTATCAATACATGTAAGCAATTAGGTAATTGCGGAGTCCTATACAATTATGATAAAGACACTGGCAGATATTCAATAAACAATTATTCTTACGAAGATGGTTATCAATTCGCTCCTAACTATGACGAGTACGGAATTGAAATAGCCCGTTCCATATTCTATCAGCTTGACGATAAAATAGTAATAGATACATTTGATAATACTAATCATTATCGCTGCATACAAGGAGACAAAGGATGGGATATACAAACAGAGCGACATGGATTTTCGAGAAATCCTTTGCTGATAAAAAGAGGGAAAGTCGCGTGGGAATATGCAGAAAGCTCTATAGAGATGTGGGAGATTATGTCTAACATATCAGCTATCGCATTGAAACGATTTGGAACTTTCGCTCTTGCTTTTTGGGGACAACTTGAAAAGGATAATCTACAGAAGGATGCTGGTACACTAATTGTCAACTTGTCGAGTGATACGTCAAATGGTAAGCAAGATGTAAAGGTCTTAGACTTCCCTGAGCCTCAAACTATGGATAAATACCTAAAGACTCTTGAAGAGAAGATTTCTCTATTCAGCTCAACATCGTTTATCACGCCAAAGGATATCACGAACACAGGAAGTGGCGGAAACGGAATAGCTCTCGCCATGTCAAATGACTATGCTCTTGCCGTACAATCTGCTATGGATTGGCAATGCTTTGTGAATGATATGGTATATCTACACCAAGAAGGCTTAGACCTAGAGAATAATGGCACGACAAATTTCGCAGATGTGCGTATCGGTGCTAAGATTACACCTTGGTCGTTGGAAACAACAAATACAAAGCTTGTTAATTTGGGTATTGAAGCTCCGTATCTATCTACTCAGACAATCATTGAAAGATGTCCTGACGCTGCTCCAGACGAAGTAGACAGAGTTATCAAGGAAAGAGGAGGCGTTATGAGTAGAAATGACAAAGCTTCATTGTCAGATTCAAAAAAGGCAAAAAATATGGCAGAGAATAGAAATGATATAATTGCGGATAATAAAAAAGAAGACCAAGAGGAGTGATTATGGGATGGATGGAATTTATATTAGGACTTGTAACGGTAGTGTTAGGCACGGGGTGGTTATTCACCTATCGTGCCTATAAAAGGAAGAGCGAGGGCGAGGCTACTCAATCCGAGGCTGGTGGTTGGGAGGCTCAGCAACACGTATATCAAAACACTATAGAAGACCTTGAAAAATCGTGCAACTTTATCCGAAACGATAGAGATATGCTTAGAAAGGAGAACGCAGAACTTCGCAAGGAGAACAGAGAGCTTAGGAAGAAGATAAATGAACTTGAAAACGTCATTAGCGAGATACGTAAGGTACAAGCACGACAAGGACGTAGGATAGAGTCGCTGACAAATAAACAGAAGAAAAATAAGGAGGCATAATAATGGAACTTTTACTTAGACGAACAACAAGACGAAACGGGTACACGATTGGCAAGTTGCATGTCAATGGAAAATACGTATGCGACACAATCGAAGATGTTGACCGTTTATATTTCGGAAAGCCTAAAATGAAAGGCGAAACAGCTATACCGTGTGGTCGCTATGAGATTACACAAAACGTGGTTTCAAGTCGTTTTGGCAACAAGACGTTTTACAAGAATCTTTGCAATGGTTATCTACCAAGGCTTTTGAACGTTCCTCAGTTTGAGGGCGTTCTTATACATTGCGGCAACACGTCGGCAGATACAGAGGGATGTATTCTTGTAGGACTTAACAAGGTCGTAGGCAAAGTGGTAGATTCGCAAAAAACTTTCACCAAACTAATGAAGGATTACTTGCTTCCTGCAAAGAGAAAAGGCGAAAAGGTTTACATAACAATAGTATAACTTATGAAAAAGGTTATAGTAATATTTTTAATATTATTTAGCGCAAACGGTTTGGCTATATCAAATGTTTTGCCTATCTTTGAATCGTGGATAGAAAGGACTTGCAAACCTTTTGACAAGGGCAAGCTGACAGCCCTTCCACGTTTTAATATTGTCAGCAGAAACTTAAATATGTCAGCTATGTTAAGATTTGAAGACTTACCAGAGGTAAACAGTGAGCGTTGGCTTTCGCTTGAAGATTTTGAAGGTGAAATATGGAAAGATGTGATTGACTATGAAGGGTATTATGAAATAAGCAATTATGGACGAGTTAAGTCTCTAAGGCGAGATATTCCATCTGGTAGAAAATACGCTCTAAAAACATTTCCAGAAAAAATTCTAAAAGCCTGTTTTAACAGACAGTACTGCTGTTATGATTTGTGCAAAAACGGAACTATAAAGAGAATTGCAGGGCATAGAATTGTGGCGACAGCCTTTATTCCAAACATAGAGAATAAACCACAAGTTGACCACATAGACACAAACCCAACAAACAACTGCCTTTATAACCTAAGATGGTGTACGGCAAGCGAAAATAATCTTAACGAAATTACAAGAAAGCGTCACTCAGACAGAATGAAGGGATATTG